ATTAGCATGACTAACTCTGGATCGTCTTCCTGCGTTATCAAAATTTATCTGAAAATCAGTGTTTAGTGAAATTCTATATTTTTCGCCAATTCTTAAATTATTTAAATTAATTCTAATAAAACTAGCATTACTAGAATGATCATCCACCTGTTGCCATTCAGTAGCACCACTTACATAAGTATGTGAAATTTCTCTATTTACACCACCAAAACTAAATCCTATCGCATAATTAGTATCTTCATCAGGCCCTTTATCAGAAAGTTTAAATTTATCATCAGATATTTTAGTAACTTTATATTGAGTTATTGTGTTTAATCCAGAAATGACTGTGCTTTCGGGAATATATTCCAAAATATCACCATTTTTCAAATTGTGATTTTTAGCATAAATGTAATTATTTTCTGTGTTAACTCCACTGTAAATTTCAATGGGACTGTTGACTGGATAACTATTGCTTCTAACTGAAATTTGGTGCTTGTCATATCCAGACCCAGAATCATTAACAATTATTCTATCAATAATTTTTCTTACTTTTTTGGATCTAAATGCATGGGTTTGATCTCCATTATTAGTAAATTCTATTAAATTTGTTTTACTTATTGCTCTTTGTTCACTTATTGCCAATCGGAAAGAATCTTCATCAATTTTTGCTATAAAATATGATGTATTAGATCTTAGTCTATCAGTAGATGCAATTCCAGTATTAGTGGCTCCAACACCAATTGGAGTTCCAGAAGCTATGTAAGTTACTTCTTCACCATCAAAAAATCTATGTTCACCATTAATTTTATTATCTCCCACCCCAATATTAGTTTCATCAAATATTTTTTGATGAGTAAATCCCCTCATTTTTGCTTCACAGATTGCACCAGATCCATTTCCTCCAAGTATTTTTACAGAAGGAGTGTCCAAATAATCAAATCCAGATTTATCTAAAACTATTTCCGATATAGATCCAGTAAAATTGGCATTTACTATACAACCACTTCCATTAGTATCTGTTATTGTCAGTGAAGGTGATTCAATAATGTTAAATCCACTTCCAGAATCTAAGACTTCAACATTATCAATCTGACCATAAAAAACTGAATCTTTAGAAATTGGAGAGTGATATTCAATACCATTCAAAGATACCCCAATTTGTCCACTAATATTAGTATTTTCAGTTTTTACTTTAGGTTTTCTGTATATTCTTTTAAAATGATTTTGATTAGTTAACTTTTCTCCTCTATACAAATCAGCAGGAATTATCGAATGTAAATCTGATCCTGTTCCTAAAAATACTTCAAATAAATTTTCATACAAACTAGAATTATTTAATGATAGTCTCAAACTATCTTTGTCTACAACATTTACATAGTAATAACCACTAGATCCTTTAGATGCAACAGTAGATAGACCAACATAAACTTTTTCTCCATTTAAAAAATTATGATCATTTATAGTAATTACTCCATTTGAATCAATACTTCCAAATGTAAAAGATTTTGACCTATTACTTGTTTGAGTATCAAAAGATGGATATCCAGAAAAAGCAACATAAGCATTTTTCTCAGAATCTACAAATGAATTTTGTATATTTGATAAAAGTGAAGTAATTCCAAAATTTGAAGGGGCATAGTTTAATTTTTTCTTAATTATATAATCTCCAAATATGATATCTGAAATAACCGTAGTATCAATAGAAAAATCTTTGGGTGAAGCAATATTATTAACTTCTACATCCTCTTTAATTATTGCTCCAGTATCTTTGTATATAACATCAACTTTATCGCCAATTTTTAAAAAATGTTCTGTTAAAGTGGAAAAGTTTACACTGGTAGCTGGATGTTGTTGAACATCGACATATGATAAGTTATTATAAAACCAAGTATTAAATCTTAAATCATTGACATCATATTTTTCTCCTAAGTGTTTTACTTTAATTGAGTCGTCAAGATCAAAATATTTTGTAACATCAATATTATCATCAGATTTAGTGACTGATCCAACCACTCTCATTTGACAAATTTTACTTAAATCATTATTTTCATATCCGTATACAAAATTCAAATCTATTATAGGATCAGATTCAGTTAAAGTTGTAGTAATACCTGTACATCCAAAAAATTGATTGCTTGATTTAGATGTAAATTCTGCTAATGAATATACATTATCTGCATTTGGGTAATAAAAATTACCTGTTTCTCCAAATCCAATCGTGGAGTCTACGGTTACGACTTCAGTTGTTGATGCAGTCGATACTACTTTTGTTTTAGTTGAAACTTTAAATTTATTAAATATTGTTCCCTTTGAAAAAGATATTTGATAATACTGTTTATTACCTAAAAATTTTGTAGATACATTTGAAACTGAACCACTAGCAGTTGGATTTATGAGTGAATCTTGATATATTTTTAGACCTATCAAATTCAAAGGATTACCAGCAAGAACTTCTACCACAATGTCGTCAGTTATATCCCATTTTGCTCCTGATGGGATAATAGTTTGATCAAAAGGTTTAATAATCTCAACTTGTTCACCATATAAAACTTGAAAAAGTATTTTCAAAGATACGTCAGTTCCTTTTGAAGTATAAAAATCTTTTGCTCTTGATAAAATATTTTCTACGTTCAGCCCATATGCAAAACTTCTCCCCTCTAATCCAGGTAAGAAGTTTCTTCTAAATTTTTTATAAAACTCTTTTATAAAGATAAAACTTAAATTTACTACTATTGAATTTGCAGAGTGTGTAGCAGCATTAGTAAAACTAAATGTTAAAAATTCAGGATTATTATTATTACTAACTTCAGATATACCACTAAATCCACGAACACATCCTGTAAATGAAGTTGCAGTTTTTCCAGTATATGTGATGATTTCGTTATCAATTTTTAGTAATCCATACTTTTCTGGAAATCCTGTTGTTTGATTTACATTAATTACACCATCATATGCATATATTAAAGACGTTAAAGTAACTGGTGATTCTGGATTTAAACTATTTGGTGCTGGAACTGTTTGTTTTTCAACTAATGATATATCTGAAATTGTAGATATATTTTTAAGAGATGAAATATGATCAGATATGTAGGTAGTTCCATACTCACGTTCTTCCGATTCGTAATACTGGGTTAAAAATTCTTTAAAAAGCGGATTATCAGCTTGTATAAAATCTGGTATTTGACTACCAAGAATATTTGAAATTTTAATTTTTTTATCTGACATTTCTTATCTTATGTACTTTTTATTGCTGATAAAACTAGATGGTGGTGTATAATTTGTTCCTGATATATTTGAACCAGAAACAAGAACGTCCTCTAATAAATTTAATTTACTATTTCCTGTAGTATCTAGCACAATATAAAGATTCTCTTTTGCCACAATATCATTTGACTCTGGAGTCACTTCAATTTCAATTCTTTCTGAAAGAGATGTTGATACAATATTTACTGGAAATAAATTTACTTCACCTCTTACATAATCTACAGTTCCTGCATTATCATTAACGTATGTTATAATTCCATCAACAAACGTAAAAAATTTAACAGTTCCTGTAAGTTGATTAGAGTTTGGAAAATCAGTTAAGTATATGTCACCATCAACCCCTTCAATTCTAAATGCAGAGGAACGAACATTAAAACCTTCCAAATCTGCATGAAATCTATTTCCATAACAAACTTCATATGTTGCAATTGAATTATATGCAGGAACCATGTTTCTTCTCATTACAAGAGTTGTGATATTCGAAGTAATACCAGTATCAATACTGTCAATTTGTGAAAGTAACTTACTGTACTTTAATCTTCCACCAAAAGAGTTGATATCTGCTGAAGTTGCATAATTTTCGATTGCTGATGTAATTCTAGATTGAAGATTCAATTTATCTGAAATAAATCCAGAGTCGTATGAAACAGTTGTGTTATATTCGACATACAAATACATTAAATCAAGGAACTCTTGTTTAATTCCAGCCACTGTATATTTTTTAAGATCATTCTTAATTAAATCTTTAACAACATCGGATAAAATTTCACCATACTTGGGTTTGATTGTAATATAGACTTTTCCATATTCAGGTGGATCAAGTTCTTCACCACCATAAGCACTTACAGAGTCAATATTTGGGTATAAAAAAGGAATTAAACTTTTATAATCATTTGGTGTAACTGCCCTGTATTGAGATGCATAGACCCTTGGAGCAAGGTATTTAATATTATCTATAGATTCTATCGAATCACCATTTTCTGACCTTTGTATGGTCGTTAGAAGCGATATTCCACTTGTTATATCAGCACCATTATTATCTGTTAACCTTCCACTAAAATTAAAATTTGTGGCACCATTTCCTTCTTTTCCATTTGTAACTATGTAACTAACGTTTATTACTGCTCCATCTGCTGGTTTTTTACCCAAAATACCATCACCAAAAAGAATTTGGTATTTTTCATCATCAATTTCTTGAATTAGAAATAATCTAGATTGTGAATTTACATCAAAAATGTTAGTATACGCATTATAAGTTAGAGTTCCTTCATTATCAGTTACTTCAACACGAATTGAAGATGTATCTATGTTTGCATTTGGTAAAATATATCTTTGATTTACTTGTGAAGAATCCACTGTAAAGGATTTTGTAAGATAATTTCCTTCATAAATTGAAATATTCTCAAAACTAGCAATTCCATTACTATTTGGAGAAACAGTAATGTCCTCTGGCACTGAAAATATGTAACTTCCCCCTTGAACCGCACCTAAAGCAACTAATCCAGAATTTAATTTAACATTAAGTATGTTTGTTCCTGATACATTAACGTTAAAATTAACGATTGCAGTTGCTGATTTACTTGATCTTGGTACATATCCAATATTTCTTGCTAATGATACGACATTTTCACGTAAAGTTGCACTATCAATGAAGGATTCATTGACAGCCATGTTCGTATTGTAAGAGTTAATGTAAGAATTATAAGCTAAAGTATCAATTAAAATCGAAAAATTAGACCCTTCAAAGTCAAAATCAGTAAAATTTGAGTTTGATCTCAAATAATCTTTAATTTGAGCTCTTAAAGTGTTAAAATCGAGGTTAGTAAACTGTGTAAATGACATTATATCCTAGTCGGTTGGAGTAAAAATTCGATATTTTGTGTTGGAAATGGCAATCCTGTAATTTCATACTCAATTCTTATCTGCAATTCATAAGAATCAACTACAGAATCAATCAAAACATTGGTTAAATTGATTCTTGGTTCATAATTTTTGAGTAAAGTACTAATTTCTCTTTCTAAAAATGATGCAATGTCAGTCAAATTCGTCTCAAATAACGAATCTTCAATTGATGTACCTAATAAGTCGTTAAAAAACCTCTCATTTATGCGTGTTCGACATAAATTAATCACTGATTTCTTAATTGCATCTTCATTTTTCAGCACAGTTACATCATTTGTAACAGGATGCCGAGTAAATGACAAACTTATGTCCTTAAATGCACGAGAAATTCTAACTACCATTCAATTTGATATATTTTTCCTAATATATCTATAAGGGTTTTTAAGATATAAGTTTATTTATTGTTCTTCTTTTAAAAATTGAGGTTTTTCTTCCTCTTTTTCTTCAAAATAAGCATCAGCATCATACTCACTAATCAATTTTCGACCAGTTTTGGTAAATTCTTCGGATTTATCCATTTTGATAACCATTTTTTGTTTCCGTAATGATTTATTTATCCCAATTCGGGTTCATTTTCGGTATTTTTGCGTTCTTTTGCAGTTTTCCAAAAATAATTCTCTTCTGAACCTAATCCATCACGATCATGACCGTTTTCTACCTGATAATACACAGTTGAAA